TGATACGGCGACCACCGAGATCTACACAGAGTAGATCGTCGGCAGCGTCAGATGTGTATAAGAGACAGGTGCCTCGAGTGGACCGAAGGGTGGATTCCTGTGTGACGAGATGGGTCTCGGTAAGACTGCTCAACTCATACACGTCATGACACGAAACCGTGTTTCGAACACACTCGTGATCGTACCCAAATCTATCGTGACTCAATGGAAGAATGAGATACACAAATTTGCTCCACATCTCAGTGTGTTTGTGTATGATGGATTGAACCGAACGAAAGACTACACGGAGTTTACGAAGCATGACGTCACCGTGTGTCCATACAGTCTCCTGACCGAAGAAGATCCTTTGATACACAAAGTGAGGTGGGGACGAATTATACTCGACGAGGCACATGAAATCAGAAACAGACGTTCAAAGCGTTTCAAATCAGCCATGCAACTCGCAGCCCATTATAGATGGATTGTGACAGGCACACCCGTGTTTAACAACGTCGACGATTTCGTTTCACTCTGTGCTTTCATAGGTATCGATCGCATCGATGTACAGTGTAACCTCGAGGCTGTTCGCACAAAGTTCATCCTTCGTAGGACCAAGAACAAGCGTGACATCCCCGAGTGTCATTTCGATAACATCGAACTGGAAATGTACCCAGAAGAGAAGACCATGTACAAACACGTATTTTCCGAAGCACAAGAAATGATCCGCGACATGATGAAGAGAGCGAGCACACATGGAAATGCAACCATGTATAACATGGACATTCTCGAGTGTTTTCTTCGAGCGCGTCAAGCTATGATTTGGCCTCAATTGTACTTGGACGGTATGTCCAAGAAACTTGATGAAGTGATGGAACCGTGGACGGGTAGATCCAAGAAGATGGAAACCCTGTTTGAACTCATTTCCCAACACCCGGACGAGAAGACTCTTGTGTTTTGTCAGTTCATGGGTGAGATGAACTACATTCAGAGTAAGCTCGAATGCCCCGTGTTTCGCATAGACGGGTCGTGTTCCAAGGAGAACCGTGAGTCACAACTCACCGAATTCAATCGCGCACCACATAACAGTGTTTTCCTCATACAGGTCAAGGCGGGTGGCCAGGGACTCAATATTCAGTCTGCGTCTCGTGTATACATCACGAGTCCATCTTGGAATCCTGGCACGGAGCTTCAGGCGATCGGTCGGTGTCACAGATCCGGGCAGACACGCGAGGTTTACGTCAAAAAATTGATATACACGGGTGATACCGCATTCCCAAGTGTCGATGAATCGATCGTTGCACTCCAGGTGAGGAAATCCCATGAGTACGCAGACGTGTTAGGCGACGATTCCCTTAAAACGCAATTACCTGGTCGTTCTGAAGGCCTTTCGATCGGCGAGATTAGAAATATTTTCAGGGTATAATGTATATACAATGAAGACATTTGGATCCCGAGCTGAAGTGTTCCACGGTACCGCGGAAAAGACGTCCGGTGGTTTGACCAAGAAGGACTTGTTCCAAGACAAGTACGGTGCCATCAAGAGCAAGGCTGCTTCTAAGGCCGCGCTCGAACGCATGGAAGAAGAAGGTAAGAAGGCTATGGTGAAGGTCTTCAAGCCAAAGAAGAGTGGCTTCAAGCTCCAGCCAAAGGTTGGTACCTCGGCTTACAAGAAGCTCATTAAGAAAATGTAAATGTAATATAAGAAGAGATGTCTCTCACTAAATGGAACCAAGCCGTTAAACTCGCCAAGATAAAACAGGGCATCAAGCCCGAAAAGTATGTGATGCTTCGGGGAAAGCTCCTCAAGGAAGCTCAGGCTATATATCAACTCCTGTTGATTTCTAAGTAAATATATAGTAAAATGGTAGTTCTCGTTGGTATGTTGGGGTAAAAGCGTGGCTAAATCTGTGACACACAAAGTCAAATCAGGTTCAAGTGTCATGTATATTTATTCGACGATAAACTGGAACCCCTTAAGAGCTTGTGGCTCGTACTTAACGAGCTGGTAAAGCTTATATGTGATACCGAACTTTTTGTTCAAGAAATACACACTGTTGATCTCTACGATCGCAGTACCCGAGTTTCTTGAATAGAGACCATTCACACACTCGTCACGGATAGGATTGCGTTGATCGTCGTAGATGTGTGGCTTTACCATACCATCTACACCCGTGTCTACCTTGACTCTGAACTTTGGTTCGCGGTCGGGACTTTCTTTGATATTCGAGAAAAACATGGTTTTAAGTTCTTCAATTGGAACCTTTCGTTTGAAAATGGCTTCACTTTGATCATAGACAGCTTCAATGATTTTTTCTTCCATGGCCCGCATGGTTTCGTAAAATTTCTTGACGTAGTTCCCATCTTCATCGTACCCTTTCATCGCGAAATCGAGGGACCACTTCGTTGGACCAACTTCTGGTGTGAATCCGGAAATACCAAAGGGTATGTACATTCGAGGAAATTGGACGCGAAGAGGTTTTCCTTCATTGGTACAAAGAGAAATCTTGCGACCATCATGTGATTGAATTTCTAATTCATCTAGTAGATTCACGAATTTAGACATATTTATTAAAATATATACGAGTTAAAACTTTAAGCAGAACAAGCCGCGCAGTCAGCTTCTAAACTAAATTGGATTGGTCGAGCCTTTGCTTTCGAGCGAAGGTAGTACATACCTGTTTTGAGACCCTTCTTCCACGCGTAAAAGTGCATGGACGAGAGCTTGGAAAGAGTCGGGCTTTCGACAAATAAATTCATACTTTGGCTTTGGTCGATGAATACACCTCTGTCCGCAGCCATATCAATAATGGTCTTTTGACTGATTTCCCATACAGTCTTGTAGAGTTCCTTGAGGTCATCTGGAATATCCATGATGTTTTGGACGGAGCCATTCGCCTTCACCATGAGATCCTTCATTTCCTTAGACCAGAGACCCACAGCCTTGAGATCATACACCAAGTGTTTGTTGACGACCACAAACTCACCCGCGAGGGTTCTTCTCAAGTAGATATTTTGGGTGTATGGCTCGAAACACTCATTGTTCCCGAGAATCTGAGACGTACTCGCCGTGGGCATGGGTGCGAGGAGTAGACTGTTTCTCGTACCCTTCTTCACGCGCTCACGCATGGCGTCCCAGTCGTACCGTTCGGAGAGCTTTGGTTCATCCCACATGTCAAACTGTAAGATTCCTTTGCTGAACGGCGAACTATGGAAAGTTTGGTACGCCCCATCCTTTTCGGCAAGTTCACAACTGGACTCGAGTGCCCCGTGATACATGGTCTCAAAGATGAGACGGTTCATTTCTCGTGACTTTTCCGAACCAAATGGTTCTCGGCACATGATGAACACATCCGCGAGACCTTGAACGCCGATACCGATGGGCCGGTGACGCATGTTTGAACGTTTCGCAGTGTCTGTCGGGTAAAAGTTCTTATCGATCACTTGGTTCAAGTTACGTGTCACCATCTTCGTAACTCTATGGAGTTCGTCATAGTTAAACTCACCCGTTTCCCTGTTTACAAACTTAGGAAGGGCGATCGACGCGAGGTTACACACAGCCGTTTCACCCGCATCTGATTTTTGCACAATTTCGCTGCACAAATTGGACGATTTAATGGTTCCCAAGTTCTTTTGGTTAGACTTTTTATTGCATGCATCCTTGTAAAGCATGTATGGCGTACCGGTTTCACTTTGAGACTTGATGATAGCCTTCCAAATTTCAGCCGCTGGAACAGTCTTGTTCGCGAGACCTTCTCTCTCATACTTTTCATAGAGTTCATCAAACGCCTTGCCGTATACATCCGAGAGACCCTTTGCCTTGTCGGGGCAGAAGAGAGACCAGTTACCACCCTCTTCCACACGCTTCATAAACAAGTCTGGAATCCAAAGTGCTGAGAACAAGTCTCTGCATCGAGCTTCTTCATCACCTTGGTTGAGACGAAGTTCAAGGAAATCCATGATATCCGCATGCCAAGGCTCCAAATACACGGCGATGGAACCCTTTCTACGACCCGCTTGGTTTACATAGCGCGCAGTGGCGTTATATACACGAAGCATGGGAATGATGCCATCGGATGTACCATTCGTACCCCTGATGTGAGACTTGTTCGCACGAATGTCATGGACGTGAAGACCGATACCACCAGCCCATTTACTGATTTGGGCACACTCCTTTACCGTGTCATAGATGCCATCGATGCTGTCATCCTTATTTGATACAAGGAAGCAACTCGACATTTGTGGCCTGTGTGTACCAGCATTGAATAGAGTCGGTGTGGCGTGAATGAACAAACCCTTGGACATGGCATCATACGTTTCGACTACACGTTGAATGTTTTCACCGTGAACGCCGATCGCAACACGAGCGTACATGTATTGAGGTGTTTCCATGATTTCACCATCAATCTTCTGGAGATACCCTCTTTCGAGTGTTTTGAGACCGAAATAACCGAAATCATAATCACGTTCCTTTTTGATGTATTCGTCCATCTTAGAAGAAACCTTTTTGACCTCGTCCGTCACGATGTTGGCTTCGTGTAACTTGGCCATTGATTCAGAAAACGTAGAGGGTACACGCTTCTGAATATTACTCGCGACGATACGAGTAGCGAGTATCTCGTAGTCTGGATCGCTTGTGATCATACCGATGCAGATCTCAGCAGACAACGTGTCTATCTCGTGTGTGTTGATGTTATCGTGCATGGACGAAAACACCTGCTGGGCGATCATGGAGGCATCGACATTTTCCGACAATCCATACGTGAGTTTTGAGATCCTGTTGGTGACCTTGTCAAACTTAACGTCTTCAACACGACCGGATCGTTTAATAACCCTCATTTTATATTTATAGTACATGCTAATTTTTTAACCCACTTACTTGAAGTCCTTGCTTCGGACTGGAACTGGACCAGCAATCTCGGCTTGCCTGTTTCTTTGGAGAAGGTGGGTATTAGTGAAAAATCGCCCTTCAGTACCAGCCTTGGAGACTGGTGGGTAGCTGGCGATAAAGCATTCACCTGACTTACAGACAGGGCGTGGTTGTTCGCACGCTGGAGTGCTGTAAGCTTCGTCGAAATCAGAGACAGATATTCTCATTTATAATTACTGATAGTTTTTTTCCAGGCCTATATTAAATGTGTGATAATCTTCACCTGAACTCTCTCAAGCAGTGCGAGACTCCACTGAACACACTTTTCTTCTCGTCGTTCAACGTAAACTTGCTTCAACGCGGAATACGACAAGATTTCAAGAACAAGACGGGTCTTTCTATCGATTACCAAAGCGATGATGATCTCTACGGTATCATGCGCGTCGTCTTCATTAACAATTCTGGTGACCACTTTACTCGCGTGAACGAGCAAGTGAAAATGATGAACACGCAAGTCATCAAAACGGCGGTCTCACAAATTCAATCTGGCGTCTCTCAATACATGGGATATGTACATGATATGGACAGAGGCTTAGAACCCATAGATAGACCTGTAAACACATCTACTTACGGGAATAAGATTGATAAGAATAATAAGATTGGCGTTTAAACAAATGTCTTGTTGATTTCAGTCATACCTGGACCATAGTCATCCGACTGATCACCGATGACTTCATCGTTACTTTTACCAATGATGAGTTCTTCGACAATGTCATCTGGCTTCACAATTTGCTTCTCTGGGGCGGTCGTGACCACTGTTTCTTCTGGATTAGTGGTTATGGTCAATGGTTTGCTGGACGTCATGTAAATGACTACGGCGGTCAAAATCGCGAGGACTATGGCGGTATACAAAACACCACGCATCTTCATTATATATTTATAGTACATAAAGTTTTATAGCGAAATAGACGTATGTGTCTAAATTATTACAAGACCGAAACAGAGAAAATCTGTAAACAGAAGGGGTGGGACTCTGTAGCCATCGACACTGTATGGCTTCTCTTGACTGAAGAGATCGGTGAACTCGCGTCGGCTATCCGTCAAGTGCGCAAGACTTACAAGAAGACCGGACTCAAGAAAGAGCGTGGAACAGACGTCCTGATGGAAATGGGAGATGTATTTAGTTATTTATTTCAGTTAGCTGCGATGTTGAACGTTGACTTAGACAAGATGTGGGCAGAACACGGTAAAAAAATGAAACACAAGAAATATAATCTGCGATAGTATAAAGATGCCTTTGAGCGACGAAGAATCTATTGATCGGGTGAACCCATTTGTCCAGCATGATTTTTTCATGCCTGGTACGTCTAGACAAGTCGTGGACTTTGCGCCACACAAAAAGCCTGTCGAAGATAAACCAGAAGAAGAGTATCGGAGTCCGATGTGCGACTATGGAGTGATGGTCGCAGGTCGAATTGGTAAGACCGGTAACTGTCCTTTATCTAGATCTTTGTATCCAGGAAGAAATATTCAATACGATGAGGATGTGCCTTTGCTTAACACGGATGAGATGGGTAAGAAAACCAATAATCCAACTCGCAATAACACTATGAATAATATTGCGGGTGTAGCGACTCTGCTTCTATTAATTGCAATACTCTGAATAGTTTTTCTAGTCTGAGATCACTCGTGCATGTGTTTATTATTTCGGGCATCTGTTGAGTACATATATCCTTGATGAACCTCTTCTGCCATGAACATCGCATGTTTATGACAGGTGGAGAAAACGTAGGGTCTAAAATTTTTATAGCATTCATGGTTCTCACGATGCTTCTAGTATTGTTGTTTTCACATAATACACTCTCCAATTCAACTAATGCCATTTTACGCCTGGTTTCAGTTGTTTTGTGTACCATCGTGTCTAGGAATTGCTCGTATCGTAGAGTATCAGAGATTGATTTTATTTCCGTCCAAGTACCTATAGGTGTTGTTTCGAGTAGATCTTGCTTGTTTTCATAACCAACTCCGTTAGTGTACTTGACATAGTTTATCTGTACTAGTGTTTTTCCAGTTTCAACATCGATTGTCACAAGGGCGGATTTTACGAAAGAGGTCATATCACAAAATCTCTTTAATTCTCTAAGTGCTTTAAATACCTAAGTCGTGGTTTGCACACACCAAAAATAACGCCATGTACTCGTCCATTGCAAATAACACGTTCTCATATCTGGTGTCTCTCGATGAATTTAGAAATGAGGTACCAGAAGACATACGACCTTCTTGGGTGAAGCTCACTACGATCACGATGGTTTCGAGTTTCAAGAAGGACATCAATATCCATAAGATACGACAGATGTTTGAGAAGGTGACACCCATACGCATTCGTAAAGCTGGCTCAAAGATCACAGAGGGATACGAGTGGACGCTCAAACCTACAACGTTTTACAATCAGATTACCCTGTCTTATGTGGATCAGTACAGTACAAAGTCTATTAAGATATTCCCAAATGGAAGCATTCAAGTCGCTGGGTGTACACACTTGACGAATTGTAAACACATCATCAAACAGCTTTCACTTTTGTTTGGTATTTGTCTAGGAAAAGACTACATCGTACCACTCGATACCTTTCGTGTGGTCATGATAAACTCAAACTTCAGTCTCAATTGGAACATCAACCTCATGCGCACAGCCAACCACTTTGAAAACTACTCCGATGTGTTTAAGGTGTCTTTCGAGCCAGACCGTTACTCGGCGGTCAAGGTTAAGTTCAAGCCCGCAGAAGACATGAAGGAGGTCACGACGAGTATTTTCAGTACAGGTAAAGTCATCATCACTGGGGCAGAGACGTTCAAGGAGATCGCTTTCGCGTATAACATCATAAATCAACACATAAATACTGAACCCGGTATAAGAGTATCAAAGGTAGACCCAGATAAAATGGAAGTGTTTGATGTCGACACTTTATCAGGGCGGAATATAAAGGACTTCATAACCAAATTGAAGTCCATGAATGTAAAATCTTGGAAACGTACTATTACCAATAGGCAAATTAATTTCTAATGTAATAATAAATGTCTCAGCGACTTGGAATGGCTGACGGCCGGTGCTTCACTATAAACTCGTCTAACCAATTGCTCAACAACTACTTGATGAACAAGAATGGTATCTCGTACGAAGACAACTATTCGTATCGTAAGCTCCTTCAAACGAAGGGCCCCGAACTCCTCAAGCCCGTTCAAGACATTCAAGGCACCACTAAGTGCTCGTCTTGCGACAAGGCTTTGTTGAACATGTCCAACATATATTAAATACGCAAAATTAGACTAATTATAATATGTAACCTTTCTAGAGAATGTGTCAGTGTGCCATATGTCTAAATGACGTCAGAGAGACGAGACATAATAAACCCATAAGATGCGGGCACCTCTTTCATTCACACTGTCTAGAAAAGTGGAAAAACAAAGGTAAGCAAACATGCCCCGTGTGTAGAAAAGTATTCGATGGTGCCAACTTTAGAGTGCAAATCACCATACACAACATGTTTGAATCTTCATCCAACACGGTGAATCTCGAAAATGAATACATATTTGACGCACTTGATATATTTTTCGATGTTGAAAATCAGACAGACTTAACCAGTCTTTTGTCTGACTTTGGGGTGAGTGTGTCCGACTTTGATCCCCTTGTTCTTAACGCAGAATGAGCTACAGTACGTCTTATAGTTTAATCCAGGATAGTTGCGACTCGCCTTCCTTGGATCTATGATGACATTACCTTTCGCATCTGTCACGAGTGGACCCGTCGCCCAACCACGCTTGTGAGCGAATATGTTCGCCTTGAACCTCAAAATTTTACCGGGTACGAGTTTACCCGCCTTTTTGACGCGGGCCACTGGAACTTTGAAAAAGTTAGCGATGGATTCGTACGTGTTTCCCTTCTTTACTTTGTATTCCACCTCATTTACTTGTTTGTAGAAATGGAAATCACCTTGTCTAAAATAATTATTTGGATTTCCGGGAGCGACAAACATCATCACTTTGTAGTGACCAGGCTTGCATTTTTCTTCAGCCTTGGCTACGTATACCTTCTTTGGGTTATCCGCTACTACACGCTGTGGCAACTTTTTACAACTCACATAAGAATGATTCATATTACGCATACCTGCACGCTCACCTGGAACGCTCTTGTATGAACGCTTTTTTTCATAATCACCTACCGCATATGCGTAGCAATTATTGTTATTTATACCAACTGCGCGACCCCATAATCTCTGTGTAAACTTGGGTTCACCTCCGCTCAGGGGAAGTCTTTTTGGTGTCTGTCCCATTAATAATATTCCAGAAAAAAATATTATTAATAGATAAATGATTCAAGGCCTTGTTAACGCTCGCAAGACTAGAGACGCTATCGCTGAACTTCTCACGTTCATCCTCGTGATCCTCATCAGCACTTTCGTGCTCCGATTCTTGTGGAACCGTTCGCTCGTGAAGCACGTCTCCGTTCTCAAGAAGCTCGATACTTTCCTCGACGCCTTCATGTTGTCTCTCGCGCTCGCTGTTGTTCGAGGCATCTAAACCTCCATATAGCCATTAATCTTTTCGCCTTCAGGGCTTACCAAAGTTGGAAACGACTTGATTCCGTTGCACTGTTCTTTTTCACAGTCAACGAATTCATAGGATTTACCACTCTTCTTCATGTGATCCAATTGTTTGGTAGTCCAACCACACCACTCGGTGCCGTATACGGTCCACTTACCTTTGCAGAATTTGCAATCACAGCCCTTGCACACACACTTACCTTCGATGCACCCACAACCACAAGCGCATTTATTACCGCGACCGGTATAGAACAAAACGACGAGAACTAAAGCGAGGAGCACGAGAAGCGCGATCATTATTAATTATTTTACATATTTTATTTTGAGCGCTTCGCATATTTTTTCGATCGTTTTTCCCTGTGTATCTATACCCACTTTTTTAGCTTTTTCTATGAGTTCACTCTTTTTGTATGTCTTACACTTCTTTCCGTCAACTCTCGTGTATCCCTTTGGTGCGACCGTAACTTTCAGTTCTGGTGCTCGTCGCTTCACTGGCACGGCTTTCTTTTGTGCGTTTCTCGCCAAGATATTCTTTGCCTTTTGAATTCCAGACGCCGACGCCATCTTCTTTTCGACCGTCTTCGCTTTTGGTTTTGGAACTGGTTTCGCCTTTGGTATGAATGCGAGTGGGTCTATCTTCTTTTTAATATTAGATGACCTGTAAGGTAAGAAGTACGGATCCAAAAATATTTTTTCAAACGTGGGGAAATTAGAGTGATCCGCATTTATACGCATTCTAAAATTCATAATTTTAGACGTTTTAGAACCCTTGTATTCATATGGGAGTATTCTATCTATGAATCTAACGGTTTCCATAGCGGATTCTGTGCCAATACGACTGCACACTAAAAATATGGCATTCAAGAATAGGTGGGTGTCGTACATGGGGTGCGATTTTTGTGATATACCCCAATCTTTATCGAGACCATCCGTGGTTGGATTTTTGATGACCCTCGTAGAAGAAAGACCGTAATCTGTGAGCATGAGATTCAGACCTACATCTTCAACCTTAAGTGTCGTGTTACCAATTTTGTATGTATTGATCTTGAGGGTTGGTGTATCCGTGTTTACGAGAACATTCTTCGCGTGTAAATCGCTATGTCTAAAAGATGGATACTTTTTGTGTATTCTATAAAGATTGTACAACACTTGTGTTATCATGAACCTGTAATGAATGGGTCGTAACGTTCTATTATTTTTATTGATAAAGTCTTCTAGTGCACCTTCATTCGCATATTCGCTGTACATGATGTGTTTACCTTTACAGCTTTCGAGTGCGTACATGTTCACTCCACCAAGTTTACTCACGAGTTTACCAATCTTATATTCTATACCAAGTGGTTCGGTTTGGACTTTGATGGCTATGTCTTTTTTACACTCTTTGTCCACACACCCAAAGAACACCTCACCGTATTCACCTTCTCCTATCTTCTTTGTACCAACTTTGGTTCTGATCGCTTTCTTTACTGAAAAATTAGGGGTCTTATTGTTATTGATTGTGTAAAATATCTTATTTGGATTACAACCTATTTTTTTTATTGCTTCGGTGATTTCCGTGCTTATGGCCTCGTGGTCTTTAGGGGTTCTGGCTTTACCAACCTTACCCCTGATGACCCTGAGATTTCGCATATGCTGTTCCACCTGCATTTAATGTAGTGCTAGATTTTATTCGTCAACTTCGACTTCTTCTTCGTAGTATTCATCTTCGGCACCCTCGTCGACTGCGTGTTCCGGAGCCTCGATGCCTTGGAAGGCGAAGGATGGGAGCTTCGTCGATTGTTCGAGGAGAACTTGGGAAAGGCGCAAACTGACACCGAACTTGTTGTCGATGAACCAGATTTGAGTCACATTGATGATGCACATACAACGTTGACCCTTCTCGATGCTGTCGACAGGAACAAGTTCGCGGTTGGAGTTGTACGCTTCAGCCATGAATTCGCCAGACGGCTTCGTCATGACCTTGAGCTTGACAGTATCCGGATATTCTTCCTTACCCGGGCGCACGAGAGGCTTGTAAAGTGCTTCCTTCATCACCTCAACGTTGTACGCCTTTCCGAGCCATTCCTTGGAGTTTGCCGCGACCGTCTCGATGATTCGCGCATCAAGTTCCTTGAGCTTGGTGGCGAGTTCGACGGCTTGCTCGTTGTCCGGATCGACAGACAAATCGAGCGAATACGACGTCTTGTTAGTCGTCTCATCAGTGAAAGCGCTCATACCATAAGGGCTTCGCATGAACGGGAGTTGCATGTAAAGCTTGCCCTTACCGTCGGCAGTGTTAATGTATACTGTCTTGCCACCGTTCTTGTTCTTCTTCATCTTGCTGAAGACGACAGAGGACGGTTCGAAATTCTTTGCGAGTTGGATCATATTAGAGGACGACATCTTTTGGTATATCCTATAATGGAACCCAAACTTTAAGCACGTTATTTTTTTCTTCGGGTATTGTAACAACATAATGGGTCTATTTAAGGATTGCGGTTGTGGATGTGGGGGGGCCAAAGCCCAGCAGAAATTTTTGATTTCTCTCATGTCCGCGCTTGTATTTTTCATCATCGCGAACCCAGACACTTTCCGATTGACGCGCTCCGTGTTCGGTTCCTGGATCTCCGGACCAACCGGATGCCCAACCATGCGTGGTCTCATGCTTCACACGATCGTATTCATGCTCGTCACATGGGGTATGATGAACATAAAGAAGGAGGGATACTCCGTTCAAGAAAACGCGAACATTCAGAACGTACCAGGCCCAGCTCCAGAAGAAGTAGTCGAACCACCACCAAAGATGGTGGACGTCCCAGCGCCATTGCCAGGCTTCTCAGAAGACCAACTTCAAATGTTCGACAGTGGTCTCGATCTCGCGTCTTTGGACCTCACGACTGAGGTCGATCAACCACTTGTCATGAAGACGGAGGTTTCTTGTCAATGTGAGAATGGCAAGACTGTTACCATTAAAGGTTAAATATTTTACATTTTAATAGTTAAATCAACATAATACACGAAATGAACACGTATATTATGTTGAGTGTTTCCAACACATACTTTTAGATTAGAAGTCTTCGTCGAATTCAATTTCACACGAATCTTCATCCATCTTCCCGTAATCACCCACACGCTTTTCAAAAAAGTTTGTCTTACCATCCAAACTTATATTTTCCATGAACTCGAAGGGGTTGGTTGAGTTCCAAATCTTTTCTTGACCAACTTGTTTTAAGAGTCTATCAGTTACGTATTCGATGTATTGTGTCATCTTTTCGGAGTTCATACCGATGAGACTGCATGGAAGGGCATCTACGATGAATTCCTTTTCGATGGACACAGCTTCTTCGACAATCTGTTTGATGATGTCTTTGTTTGGTTTAAATTTGAGCATGTTAAATAGTTCCACAGCAAACTGAAGGTGGAGACCTTCATCTCTGCTAATCAATTCGTTACTGAAACACAAACCAGGTAGGAGACCACGCTTCTTGAGCCAGAAGATGGCACAGAAGCTTCCTGAGAAGAAGATACCTTCCACACACGCGAACGCCAACAAACGTTCGGCGAATGGTCTCGAATTGTCGAACCACTTCATGGCCCATCGCGCCTTCTTTTCGATGCATGGGATGCGCTGGATAGCCTCGAAGAGTTCTTTCTTTTCACTGGAACTTTTAATGTATTTGTCTATGAGTTTACCGTAAGTTTCACCATGTACCATCTCGTTGTGGCTCTGGTATGCATAAAATGAGCGGGCCTCTGGGTACTGGACCTCATCGGCAAAGTTGTTGTTAATGTTTTCAAATACGATACCATCCGAGCCGGCAAAGAATGCAAGAATCATTTTGATAAAGTGTTGTTCGTTTTCTGTCAGTTTGTTCCAGTCATCCATGTCACGCGACAAATCCACCTCCTCTGCCGTCCAATTAGACATTTGAGCCTGTTTATACATGGCCCAAAGGTTCTCGTGCTGAATTGGAAATACGGTAAATCTGTTGAGGGTTGGTAATAACATTGGTTCGATGTCCTCTATGTGATCTTGAAAGTCAAATAATGTCCCTATGTGTTTCCCATCCATGAAGATTTGTGGATACGAGGTCACCGACTTTCCACATTTCTTCACGATCTCGTCCTTATCCATATTCGTTTTTGTATAATCCAAACCGAGTTCTTTACAAAGTTGTTCGGCTTGGTCACAAAACTTGCATCCATCTTTGGAAAAAATTTCAACCCCCATCTGCGTGTTATTACTTGGAAATATTTTTGTTCCAAAACTTTAAGGATGATAAATTTTGCTGAGATCCAGCCTGGCGATCTATTGAATGTACTGTTAAATATAGACGATGTTGATGATGAGATGTACGCTGTAACAAAAGAAAACTGTGATGACTACCTCATCGTGAATTATTACCTTGAAACCTCTTTGGTGTATAAAGGTGCACGTGTATATGAACTTGATGAAACCGAAGAACTTGTACAACAGGAAAACTTGTGTGAACACTACCCAGAAGGTGAAACTGTATTTAAGAAAGTAGATGACATGTTGTATTGTATAGAAGACGAGATAGAAGAGGATATGGATAGTGTAATCATAGACGAGTCCGACGACGAAAGTGATCTCGAGGGATTTATTGTCCCAGACGACGAAATTGATGGTGAGGTGATTCCTCCTTGTGACTATAAAGCCATAGATAAAGAATGGAATGAATGGAAACCATTGAGTCCTGGTTCTAGAAGGTATAAAGATCTTGTGGATTCCATAGAAGAATTCGCGAAAATGCAGGCAGATAATCTCAATTTTTAAAAACCTAAGTGCGCATTTTCAGATTCTAAAAAACAAGACAAAGAGGTATGGAAGGATTGACTGCTATTTGGTCGGATGTCGACCGTTTATTGAATAAACCCACTATAAGAAAGTCAATCAATACGCATCTTTGTACAGAATGTAATGGAGTAAAAGTGTTCACAAAAGAAGGAATGCCCGTCTGTTCGGAATGTGGTTTGACGCAACAACACTACGTCGACGACAGTCCAGAGTGGACAAGTGGCCTAGGTGAAGATGGGCGTGTAAACGATCCGTCGAGGTGTGGAAACCCGAACCCAAATCCGGAGCTCTTCTCGGATGCTTGGGGTAAGGGTACAATCATATCTACGCAGAGCACATCTACTTATGAAAATAAAAGAATGGCTAAAATAAACTTTCATCAATCGATGAATCACACGGATAGATCATTGTTTCACGCATATAGGGACATAGAAGAAGCGTGTCACACTTTACCTGAGAGTGTTCTCAAGGATGCGAAGATGATGTACAGAAAGTTTAATGTAGAGAAACTGACGAGAGGGGCGGTTCGTTCGGGTATAAAAGCAAATTGTGTGCTTTACGCATGCAGGTTGTCTAAAATCCCAAGAACCACAAAGGAGATAGCCGACATGTTTGGTATTCAAAGTAAGGACATAAGTCGTACCACACAAATATTCAAGGACACGTTGCTTGGTAAGACGGAAAAGAATTACGTGACGAAACCATTCAATGTCATGCAAAGATTGCTCAACTCATTTAAGGTCACACGAGAAGAGCGTCTCGAGTGTAACAAAATGTGTGGCAAATTGGAAGAGTGTGCGGAACTCATGAGTAAGACACCGAATAGTGTGGCTTCGGTGATCATTTATGTAGTCATGCGAGGAAAGGTGACTAAGAACGACATCAGCGATAAGTGTTCCGTGTCTATACCGACAATAAATAAGATAGAAACTATTATTAAACGATACTTAGAGGAATAATTGTAATATACTGTATCATGGTGAAACTATTTTTGTCCACCCCTTGCTATGGAGGTTTATGTCTCGAGAAATACATGACGAGCATCATAAAGCTTCAGCTTAGATTGATTCGCGAAGGTATTCAGCTTATGATTGATACGACTGAGAACGAATCCCTCGTACACCGTGCAAGAAATGTCGCGATCGGACGATTCATGCAAAAAACGGATGCTGATTATTTCATGTTCATTGATGCTGACATCGACTTTGATGCCGAATCCGTGGTGCGCCTTGTCAATTCCGGGCATGATGTATCCGTTGCCGTGTATCCAAAGAAGGTCGTGATGTGGGATCAAGCAAAGAAGGCCGTCGAAGATGGTGATGAGAGAAACATGGCGATGTTGTCTTCTAGTCTCGTCGCTAACATTGGTGCTCACAGACGTTCCGTTGAAAATGGGTTTGTTGAATTGCTCGATGGACCCACGGGCTTCATGGTCATCTCTAGAGGCGCACTTGACAAAATGCATGAGCACTTTACGGATCTTAATTGCAAAAATGACCATCAAAATAGGGACTTTGATGAGTACTGCGCGGTTTTCGACTGTATGATAGACCCAGAATCTAGGAGATACCTATCCGAAGATTACGCATTCTGTAGACGCTGGCAAAAAATTGGTGGTAAGATTTACGCCGATGTTCAAACGACTTTGGGTCACGTAGGTAATTTACCATTCAGTGGGTGTATGAATGAAAGGCTTAAGGCTTAGAGTTATATAGTAGATAATGAAGTTGGCTACTATTATCGTCACACGAAGTAAATCATGTCATGTGAAGACGCTTCATACGGTACTTCGCTTGAATCTCTTGTGTATCCAAGCGAAAGGTGTGCAAAATGAAGTTGTTTATGTGGATGATGACCCGTATGACAAATCCGAAATCATCCAAAAATATATGAAAACGAGTGATCGTATTTTGTTTATTGATTTTGGTATCAGTATGGATGAAGGTTCTCTAAACAAGGTCTTTTCGTCTAACGAAGGTATTGGATGTCTCGTCTTTCCGGGTGTGAAGGAGGGTATAGATTGGGGTCTTTTCAAAGCGAAAGTCAAAGAGGGTGTGGAAGAACCCGTCGAACAGATTGGTCTTCATTTCGACACTGAGGTGGGTAACAAGGTATCCAAAGACATCTATCAAGTGAAGAATTCTTCCGCGAGGTGCTGGCTCATGATGTGTAAACATGTCGCTAAGATCGTGAAGGATAAACGCACAAGTGACTATAAGGTTCCGCCGCGGATGGAACAAATGTTTTCAAAATTCAAGGAATTAGGTGTCAAAATTCATGCGTATACAGCAGCTAAGTTGGTGATGACATATAGTCATGAATGTGTGAGTAATCTGTTGAACGCCGCAGGTATTAAAGCTAATTAAAGATTTGACTTAAAATATTAAACAGATGTCACGAGTATCTGTAAAGAGGGATGATCCGCTTTACACATACGCGATAAAGTACACGGAGACTGCGTGGGGTGTCACGCGCAGGTTCCCGGGATGTCAACCCATATCTATCGAATATAAACACTTTGATATGCTTCGTAAAAATGATTACGTCGTGTGTGAAAAGACGGATGGTGTTCGATACATGATGTTGGCTTTCATGTACGAAAACAACAAGGTGTGTGTTTTCGTTAATCGGGCACTCGACATGTACATGTGTAAACTTAACTTTAGAAGACCCATTTATGATGGAACCATTTTAGAGGGTGAAATGTATGAAGACACATTCATGATTTACGATTGTCTCTATGACTCCGGTACGGTGGTTGGTCAACATGACTTCTTGACTCGTTTGACACACTGCGAAAACGTGTGTAAAAAGTTACTCGCACTCAAAGGTGATTCCGTGAAACTCTGTGTCAAGACATTCCATCTATTGACAGATTTCGACTCTTTCTTGAACGAGTACCTGCCATCTGTCACACAAGACGTCGATGGACTCATATTTACACCCATTCACTGTCCAGTGAAGATAGGTACACACGAAACAATGTTCAAATGGAAACCAAAGAATAAAAACACAGTTGATTTTCAATTGAAGAAAATTGATAAAGAGTGGAGGCTGTATGCACAAGAAAAGGGTGAACCGATCTATGAATCGACCATTCCACCAAACAGGATGGATGAATCTTGGTATAGACACAATGCGATTGTCGAGTGTGAATATGTCACGGATGATATACCCATGTGGTGGAGACCTTTGAAAATGCGCACGGATAAGACACACGCAAACAATAGGAGAACGTTTTATAGAACACTCGTAAACATTAAGGAAGACATACAAATCACAGATTTCTTAAAATGTATGTGAGTAAGTAATACCCATCTACTTCACGTGGTTGAGTTATATAAAGGTTTATGTCGTCGTGTGCGACCCAAACATCATTAAATTTTGCCGCGGACGTGTAATGTCCACCGTACTGTATACCTTTGTGTATAGAATAGGATTGTAAATCGTATACCAGTTTATCGTCAAATGTTATCTCGTGCTCCAATATAATTTTGCTCTTTTTATCGAATGAAACAAACATGACTGGTGGAAATGACTTAAACAACGTTCTTGTCGTGGCTACGTTGTGTTTTTTTCCGTCGTCGTCAACGTAGTCTGTGAGTGTGTGCCATTTCATACTCTCTGTCATCATTTCAGACACTTTGCATTTTTCTTGGTTTATGTTTAGTGTCTGTATACTGAATGGAGTGTCAACTGTATTTTTACCCACGGGTGATATGGTGATCTGCCTTTTTTCACCGTAAACAAGTTTCTTGATTTCTGGAAATGAACGTTCGAGTATGTCTATGATACAAAAGAGTGCGTCTTGTATATCGTGTGGTTCGTGTTCCACGAACCGAGGAAACGTTTTTCTGAATTCATTCAAGAGTGGTGCGACGTTAAAACCCCCCGATTCCTGTACGTTAAAGTATTGTTGAACGAGATTTTTGTAGAGTCTCGTGAATTTGCACTCACCTGAGTATTCTGTTTTGTATATGTATTCAGTGATGGGTATGGCATGAAATAGACATTGTAACGCAGAATTAAAGTAACATGTGTTTCCTAAGTTGAGAAAACCATGCATATATGTAGTAGCTAAAAAAAGGCTTAAGAGAAACACGCGATATAATAATGAATATGGACGTTGGAACTCTTTTTGAAAGCATCAAACCGTTGTTCGATCAACACAAGAATGACGAACACGTCGAGTTTGAATTTAGACTTGGCAAGTTTAACTGTGGAACATTTGACACCGATGTTGGTAAACAGAGTTTTGAACTTGTTTTGGATGGTTTAAGACAATACGCCGGGTGGGAACAAATTGTCTCGATCAACGAAGAAGTCTTTTATCGTGAAAGCGACAATCTTCGCATTTCTATTGACTCCACGACTGGAGATGAAAAGATTGTCAAGAAAGAACGAGTGCACAACGAAGATTTTGATAAACTGAGAGGTTCACCTTACGATGTTCGTTTCGGTATTTCAAAAGAAACACCGGTCGAAGATTACGAAGGAGAGATGGACAAAAAGAAGAATAAATACAGGCTCTCTTTCATTCGTAAGAACTTGTCTATCGATATGACTATCATTAACGGTGACGTTGAAGATATGGATACAGAAGACCCAAACAGATATCAAATTGAATTTGAAATAATTGACCCGAAGCTTGTGATGGATGATAACATGCTGTTTAACATCGTACACAAAATCAAAGATGTATTTAATATCTTGGACAGTAGTAAGTAATGATCTGGATACTTGTAATATTGATCATATCGTTTTTTGTATTTGGTGCCCAATATACAGAAGATAACGTAGGCATTCTAGGCTATAAAACTAAAAACTTTCATATGTCTCATGGTATGTCGAATAAAATGTTCGAAACCATGAAACAGGACGGTGTGAGTGATGAATCACTCAAAGAATTTGTCATGATGGAAGACCGACTTTTGGAAGTTGAACGCAAATCCGTGTGTTCACAAACCGCGCGTCAATTCGAAGCTGTCGGTGTTTCCGATCAAATAAAAAATCGTTTCTTGGGTTATGACTTTTCATATCATGCCAAGCACATTAAACAGGCTTCTGAACCCGAGAAAATGATAAATCGTAGCATTACTTGTGCTTAGCTAAATTCGCTCGCGTCTTTTCGTATTTTTCAATAAACGCCTTGATCTTGGCCTTCGTTGGACTGTGTGTCAATATGTAATTCACGACAGTATTTCCGTGTTTTCCATATTCTTTTTGAACGAGCTTTTTCTTATACTGGAGTATGCGTTCTTGTTTCCATTCAGAGACTTGATTTCTCTTTATGTCATTCGCTGGCATCTTTTTCAAAATACCCTTTTTGTTCGTGAGATTCGCCTCTTTCGAGGCCGTGTTAAGGAGATTGGTTAGGTCTTTCACGTCCTTTTCTATGTTCACGTAGTTTTTGTATTTCTTCATCCATCTTGGACCATACAACTTTACGATGTCATTTCTAATACTATTTGTGTTGAGACGACGTTTCTTTTCAGTTGCGGCATTCTTTGCTTCATTCTTGAGTGCTCGGTTCAAGTTTTTGGCTAGTTTAGCTCGGTTAGATTCGTTCTTCTTCGCTTTGTTTTCGGAAAGCTTGAGTTTTTCGCATAAAGTTTTTACAGTGTCCGAATCCTCGACACTCACACCCTTGTTGAGTGCGAGCGCTATGAGTTCTTCCTTCTTGTAAGACACACACGATTTGCCGTCCACTTTGAAAGTGGAGTTTCCTAGATCCAAGTTTTTAATCATACCACATATCTTATCTTTCTTGTTTGACGTCTTTGCGCCCACTACACCCATCTTTTTCGCGACGTCCAAAAGCGTCGCTTTCGTGAGAGCGCCACACTTCTTTTTACCTACACGCATGGTTCCATCGTTATCGTATGTGATCTTTTTAGAATTGTTCGTGGGGGATTTACGCGTACTCTTTCTCTTTGGGATCTTATAGCAACACTCGTCACCTTGTGGGTTCTTCTTGGATTGGTACCCCTGTTTACACGGCGGTCTCCTAGTCTTTGGGCACGAAGACGCCGTCGCTCGAACGGACACCGTTTTGCGAGCCATATTCTTTGGTACATTGGTCGTGAGTTGTATCTCATCCTTAGTGTGTAACATAGAGAAGAACCCTGAAGCCGCGTTATACGCGGCGTTCAACGCAGATGGATTTGTCGCACCCGATATCTGAATGGCACCAGATTTAGCTATTATATACTTGTGACCCTTGTACAATGCATACAACATGGGTGAAAGTTCGGGTTCATAATTAGATTTGAAACCATAACGCTCACTGTTTGCGTGAAGCCTCGCCATATTTTTGAAAACACCGTTAATTCTAAACTGACCACTTAAGTTGTTGTACTCGAAACGGTTATACAAAAACGCTTGACCGGGTGTGTACTTTTTAACCATGAAATTACGTATGAGTTCTGGTTGATTCACAATCTCTTCACCTTTACCAACGAATCCACCAGAAAAGCGGATCTTTCCGTTTTTGTAAAAATTGACCGTGCCACCACTCGTTTCGGTACCATTCGTGATTGAAAATTTTACTTGGACCGTAAAAAACTTTTCATTTATGTTACCCTTTTTACCATACTCTCTTGTGTGCGAGAACCCGGTCTTAAATCTACCGTAGTACCCCACCATCTCTTTTGTGTATATATAAAGACCTCCACCTAACGCAGTTCGTTCGAGTGGCACTTTGTTAAGGATGTACTTCAAATCCACACGCGCTTCGGCATTGAAATCCTTGTTCACAGTCGCGTTAAACATACCAGGATTGAGACCACTCAATGAAAGGTGGGACACAGGTACGTTATTGTTTTCGTTATATACGAATTGCGCAAAATTACCCATGTTTTCGTTATTTATCATGGAGTTTTGCAACCTTCTAGGGAATGTTGGTGGAGACGATCTTTGAATTTGAACGCCTGAATTTTGAATGAATTTTTGTAGGGACTGGGGACGTTGCATTCTATTGTAGAGTTATATTTTAATTACACATCCGCTTCATTGGACATGAGCGTGTCGTTGACTATATCTAAACCAAATATGAACGGTTGCATACTGAACGGCATACCGTTGTATAACATCGAATGTTGGCGCACTTCGACGTCGCGCTGACTGAACGGACCGGCGTAGAAATCTTGATTGAAACGCGGCTTGCCGAGATTGTTCGCAGTACAGTGTTCGTTGAATTTTTCCACGAATATCTTTTGTGGACAGGACAATTCCGGGCTGTACTTGATGTACGGAGACTGCAAGAAGTTCTCGAGTGTGCTCGATACTGTTGCAACTTGCCTCTGTACGTCTTTGAAATACTGTGGCACGATATTCCAAATATCTTTGTTTGCGTACCTTTGTGCATATTCGAGGTATGCGCGAATACATTTTTGAAGAATGATTGGTATTTCAGCCTCGAGCTTCTTTTCGAGCGTTGGATCCGCATCCTTCACTTGTTTACCAAAGTTCCAAGTCAAAATACGACGTAAAACTGAACCAGAATTATCCTTGTAACTCGGGACCTCGTTACCACCCAAAACACCTGGGACCTTCCATGTCATGGTCTTTGCCTTCTCGTGTTTTACCGCACACGACACCTGTTCACCGGATACAATCGATTGGAATTCAGCCTGTTCAAGTGAAATATCCCCCTTTATTTCTGGTGAGATGAACACAAAAGCATCATAAATGGACGAGAGACCGAATTTCTTTTCCACGTTATTGGACAAAGTTCGAACATCATCGATGTCATAGAAAAGCGCAAACACCTTAGTAATCAGCGTAGATTTACCCGAACGAGCGATGCCCTTGAGGAATGGAATGACCTGCCAACCGTCCATATCACCCACATCGAAGCAGAGGCGCCCACCCATGATGTACATCCACTTAGAAACCTCAGAATCAAACTTTTGGTAATCTAAAACAGATTGAAAATGTGGCGTTGGGATGTCTTCCCACTTTTCAATGGTTGAATAATCTTCAAAATCCGTATCAAAGTATTTGCAACTCACAATGGCTTGATCGAGGTTCTTAAACTCGTTTGATTCATATGTGTGAAACCTGGTTTCGTATAAACCCGTGCTCGCCGACCAACTTTTACCCACGAAAATACCATTCTTGAATGACCATACGTGTCTATTACGTTTGATTTCAGGGAACTGCATATCGTTACAGTTAGACAAGTGGCGAATGACATCTGAGTAAGCAGAACCACGACAGCTTAGATTTTTCCAAAGTTCAAACTCGGTTTCCTTTTGTCCGACACTGTATACGTACTCCTGGATTCTCTGTTCCTGTTTCCAGGCGCGTGTGTCACATCCATCTTCGGTTTTGATTTGCTTACAACAGTGTCCCTTGTATCTCTTGATGTTACTCTCGTAAAGCTTTTTGAGAATGGTCAAAATGGCTTGTTGATAAGGACTCAATTCTTCGCTGTTTGAAATAGTAGAACACCTAAAAATAGATGGATCTGTTTCTGGATTGATCGGAATGTATGTCGGGTTGTTGATACGCTCGTAAATACGAGCGTGTCTGAAAACAATCTGCCACGCATCATCAACCTGATCTATCAGGCGGTTGATTCTCATGGATATCTTCATATCATCCCCGTCATCCAAATCGAGAATTTTCAAAGCATCTGCGCGGTGATACATTTGACCAAGTTGAAGATTCAGTCTTTGATGTTTAGCCGATATACGTTCTATGTCGACATTATTACACGGTAATCCGGATTCTGGATTGAGTTCGTGTGATCCGAAAAAATTTTTAAAACCCAGTTGAAAGGAAACGCCTTCATCATCACGCCGTTGTATATCCCACATGTCTTCCAATTGGGTCAAAAAGTTTATGAGTTGTTCCGGGTTGAGGCCTTGAATCGTGTTCGACCACATCACCTGATTCGTCTCCTCCGGATTTGCATCCTGGTTTATGAAGTGTGTATCCAGCATGACCCCTTATAGTACCTACGATTCATTTTTCTAAGCATTTTTTTGGAGTTGAGAAAGAATTTTTATCATTATCCTGTTTTGCATTTCGAGCTGCTTAGAAATGCTCACCAGGGCAGAGCATACCGTGTCACCATCTTCGGTGGTCAGTACGGAACCCAAGAGACCACCGATGTCGAGTTCCATCATTGGCTCTTCGTCGAGTTCGAGGTCCGAGGTGTAGACCATTTCTTCGTCGTCTTCAAATTCTTCGTCCTCGTCCCCAAATTCTTCATCCTCGTCCTCAAATTCTTCTTCATCGGTTTCCTCGATTTCCTCTGGCACGGGTTCCTCTGGGTACTTTTCTTCAGTAGACATTTACAGTACACCAGGAAAAATCAAACTGTGTTTTTTCGCAAAATTATTTTCTTGCTATATAGTACAAAAACTCTCACAATGGCCGGTGGTCTCATGCAACTCGTCGCGTACGGTGCCCAAGACGTCTACTTGACGGGCAACCCAAAAGTCACTTTCTTCCAAGCCGTGTACAAGCGTCACACGAACTTCGCTATGGAAAACATCGAACAAACCGTGAACGGTACCGCCGGTAACAACGGTCGTGTTTCCGTCACCATTGCCCGCAATGGTGATCTCGTCGCGGACATGTACATTGAATCCGTGTCGGGTACTACCGCGGTCTCCGATGATGCCTGGTTGGCTGAGCGCATGGTCAAGGACGTTGAATTGTCCATCGGTGGCCAGCGCATCGACAAGCACTACCAAAAGTGGTGGCGTTTGTACGCAGAGCTCTACTTGGACGAAGCCAAGAAGAGCAACTACGGTAAGATGACTACCGCGGTTGAAGCTGGTAAGAAGATTTTCTTGCCACTCATCTTCTTCTTCAACCGCAACCCAGGTTTGGCGTTGCCATTGATTGCCCTCCAATACCATGAAGTGCGTCTTGACTTCGACTTGTCCTCCACCTTCGAGTCCGTCACCGACAAGACTTTCAAGGTCTGGGCCAACTACATCTACCTCGACACCGAAGAGCGCCGCCGATTCGCGCAAAAGGGTCACGAATACCTCATCGAGCAAGTGCAACACACTGGCACCGACAGCGTCACCCTCGGTTCTGAAGTCCAAAAGCGTCTCTCCTACAACCACCCAGTGAAGGAACTCGTCTTCTGCCTCACTGACTCCAACGATGACTGGAAGACCGCCGCGGGCTCCCCAGTTGTCACCGCGAACGTCCTCCGCTCGGCGACTGAATCCAACTGCTTCATCTCCGGCTCCTTCGCGGGTGCCCCATTGCTTGCCGTTGAAGGTGCCAACTTCTCCGAAGACTCGAACGGTACCCTCGATACCTTCAAGCTCGTCCTCAACGGTCAAGACCGATTCAAGGAACAATCGGGCAAGTACTTCAACCAAGTGCAACCATTCGTTCACCACTCTGGTTCCCCAGCGCCAGGTGTCTACGCCTACTCCTTCGCGCTCAAGCCAGAAGAACACCAACCAACCGGTACGTGCAACTTCTCGCGTATTGACAACGCACAAGTCGCTATCAAGGCTCGTGCCGATGCGACTGGTAAGGAAACTCTCCGCATGTTCGCGACCAACTACAACGTGTTGCGCATCCAATCCGGTATGGGTGGCCTTGCCTTCTCCAACTAAGCTTATTTTAGCTTAACCATTAGAAAATTGTAATAATACATAAAATTTAAAAACGTCGTAATCGCTTTTAAATTTTATATTTAGCTATAGTAAACACACAATGGCCGAACCAGAAAAGAAAGTTGGCAAGCGCAGCAAGATGGGATTATGGATCGGTCTCACCTTTTCGATCATACTTCTCGCTATGATCCTTTACTTTATCGTGTTTGACAAGGGATTTGGTAATAACAACATCAATAGAAATATCGCGAACCTGATGCGAACGTACAATTAAACTCATTTCACCGTGGTTAAAGTTTTACAACCATACTGAAATAAGTATGATCGAAATATATACAGACGGAAGCTGTTTACAAAATCCAGGACCGGGTGGATGGGCAGCCAAGTGTTATGACCCCGAGTTCGTGGTCGAAGGTGGGTTTCACACGAGCACGAACAATATCATGGAAATGACAGCCGTGATTCGCGCACTCGAAAAGTGCATTGAACTCAGGGAACTCGAAGCCGTGATATACACGGACAGTCGTTACGTGAAAATGGGACTCACGGAATGGTGTAAAAAGTGGGTCTCAAACGGGTGGTGCACGGCGGTGGGTGGTGAAGTGAAAAACAAAGAACTCTGGGTTCGTCTTTTAGAATTGATGGAACAGATGCGCGTCATTAACATCGAGTGGGTGAAGGCACACTCCACGAACACTAAAAATAACGAGGTCGATAGTTTGGCGAGAAGACAAGCGCATATTTTCTCCGTCATAAATAATGAGTAATCACCATCACTGGTGCGATCGGGAAGAGCGCCTCCTTCGACGATGGGCGGAAAAGGCGGCGGGGTACAGGTGGTTACACAACCACGCGAGGTTACACTATAAGTGGTTGACAGACATGCTCACCTATCCTTGTATCATAATATCTAGTATCACCGGTGTCGGTGGTTTTGCCGTCCTTAACCCAAGTGATGATAATATTTCGTCCGACATGAGAAGAAATATTATCATTTTCCAATACACGTTTGCGCTTCTTAACGTCGTCGCGGGCATACTCACGTCTGTCGCCAAGTTTAGTAACAGTTCCAGTATGATGGAATCGCACTCGTCCATGTGTATACAATACTCTAAATTTTATAGAAATATAGACATGGAATTGTCCCTAGATGCAGAACACCGAAGCATGGATGCCATAGATTTTGTGAATAAACAGAGGCAGGAATACGACAGACTCTTGGATGAAGCCCCGGATATACCACTCAAAACCATATGTGAATTCAACAAGACCTTCCCGGACAAAGAGAATAAACCAGATGTATGTAATGGTCTAAACGTGATAGAAGAGTCTTCGGATAATGGTTCTGATACCAAAGTCAAACACGCGATCACGAGATGGCTGAAAAAGACAAGGCGTGATAAATCATTCGACCTATCCAGAGGTGAGAGTGTGTAAATGCAGCCTAAGTCGCCACGTGTGTTTACATAAATCATTCATAAAATGGAACTCCAACGTGCTATCAGAAACGGCGACCTCGACGGGCTTCGAAAGCTCGAACACCAAATCCTCGAACACGCAAATCACGTGTACGAAGATGCTGGAAATGGAAATGATGATTATGAAAACTTTGGTATTTACTGGATCGCCATTCAAGAAAACAAGGAACTCGCACTCGAGATGTTGATGACGTTTATGAACACGTGTGAAACCGCACTCGGTGACTATTTCACAGAATACATGGAAGCCATGGCGTATGCGGGTTTAGTCGGTGCCGTGTGTAGCGAAAACCAGGCTATCGTAGATATCTTGAAAACATTTATTGATGAAGACTCGTACATGGATATCATTAGCACCTACAAGTAGTTTAAAGAGTAGATGCGTGTAATATACAGTAAAGAAGAGCTCTTATAACTCAGTCGGTTAGAGTGTGGTGCTTATACGTAAGTATATTTGTGTGAGTTCATTCTCACAAAGGCACGCCAAAGTCACGGGTTCGAACCCCGTTAAGAGCAATTTACTTTCCTTTTTACAACCGAGCCCCGTTTGTAAAAAGTAATCTCAGTACATATAAAATGTCTCCACCAAATAAGAATGATCCCATGAGAAAGGGTTACAGTGTTAATAGCATAAAAAACCTCGCAAACCAAATTGGTCAGCGAGCGAACAAAGCCGTGAATAAAGCTATGAGATCTGGGCACAGTGCTACGAGTATGAAAAATCTCATCGCGCAATTTGAAAAGAAAGCGGGTGTCCGTAAATAAATGTTTATAATATAATAATGCAGTTTCTTCAAGACACAAACATTCTCGTACCGATAGTAGCTGCCGCCATCTACGGGGCTGTCAAAGTTTCTAACATGAATTTTTATCCCCGCGTCGATAAGATTTTGAACCAGACGACCCTGTATGGTATCATCATCATGCTGCATGCGATGTTTGGAATCAGTCCAATCAGCGAAGTCCCAGAAAGAACCAAGCCCATCACAGGAAACGTTTGGTTTAAGTTGTTCTCCTTGCTCGTCCTCTCTTTCTCCGCGACCCGTGATTTAGAAGATGCCGTGCTCGTGCTCGTGGTCTTCCTTGGTATCGTACAACTCTTGCGCACAAAAGAGGAACGCAAAAAATACCCATATATAATAGCGTAAATGATATGCGCATCGCATAAGCCCTATGATATTTACAAGTATAGACGTATCAAGATTCGTACCACTATACTTGAAACTATCTATAACAGAACACCCATATCCATGAACTACGAGAGACACGATAATGATCGTTTACGCTTTCGGTTCAGGGAAGCGATCCGGGAAGCAGAAGAAATCTGCTCGGAGAAGAAAGAGTGTAGTGCATGTTACAACGCGTGGTACGAGGTGGATGAACTCGAGGATTCACTCATGCGACTCGGTGAAGAAGTTATCCAAGAGAATAATATGAGGTATGGATCACTCATACGCAGAAATTTCAAGAACAGGTGGAACGTTAAGAATGTCGAAGACCACCACGTGATTCCGTATCAGTATAGGAATCATCCACTCATTAAGTATTTGAGGTATGATGTACACTCGAGTGAAAACATAATCATGATGCCCCGTGTTTTAACACCAAATTTACGCGAAAACAGACTCACACACAACGGTGGTCACAAAAAATACAATAAGTACGTCGGGACCGTACTCAATTCCATCGATAAGCTCGATGACCCCGAACCAGATTTTAGAAAGTTTGTTGACTTTTTAAAAGTTGGGTGTCGTTTTAGACCTCAAGATATACCTTGGCCTTAGTATCCCTGTTCGAGTAAATCTGTCGTCGCATCGGGATACCTTTTGGAAAAGAAATCCTTCTTATCCCAGTCACTATGACCTATAGTACTGGAATGAGACCTATCTATAATCATACAGTGTCTTAGATCTTTGTAATACACGCGAGCACCTTTAGCTATCAAATCTTCATGTTTCATATCGACGTGATTGTCCATGGGATAAAACTCTTTTTGATACTTGCGCATGTTATCAACGTGTATGAGATAACACTTAGTACTTGATATCCAATTCACGCGTTGTAAACCCGTTTCACTCACATCAGATGAGGGAAGCCTAGAAAGACAATGGAAGAAACACAATTCAAAATCGTCACCGAGTTCATCTATCACGGATTGTATTTCATCGAATAGACTCTTGTGTCGTATGATCACGTTATCTTCAAAGACGACCGCATATTTGAGTCCTTGTTTGAAACACCTATCATAAATGTCCATGTGACCAAAATAACACCCAATCGCACCCATGTTAAAATATGTGATGTCTGGTCGAATCGAAGATTTGTCGTAATGTGTTTTGAGTGCGAATCTATAGTACTTTGGTTCTATGTGATCCGAGTATCGTTTGATAGATTGCGGTGTTTTGGTTTCTGGTCCATACACGACTTCCAAAGGTACAGACTTATCGTATGAATCCATGAACTTCTTAGAGCGTGCGTTGGACGATTTCATGGTGAGCAAAAAGCATTTGTAATCTACGTGTGGGGAATAGAGTATGTTTTTGAGTACGATTAACACGAATGTTAAAATTATTACAAGTGGTAGTGCTACCATACCTAAAGTATGGTTACATAATTATCTACGTAGAGACGCGATGAAATTCATGGACGTTTTCGTCTGGTGTAAAAAGTCATATTGACACACAGCCGCTTGAACTACGGGACATGGGATGCCCGCGTGTGCGCAGTGCATCACGAATGTTCGTGCACATGTCACAGAATCACTCATGATATCAAACGGGTTTGATTCGGTAAACATGGAGCATTCGAGTGTGCTCCCCTTAATGCAGTCCTTGATTTTTGGGGAGAGTTGGGTACCTTCGTGATACACCATCGCGTACACGAACCGGAGAGTCTGTAAAGCAATGAGACGATCAAAAAACTTGTTGAAGCACAGTTTAGTATCGACAAGTTTCATGTATCTGCTTGTCATTCGGGCGTTCAAACTCGTTTGGAGTACCGGCGTGGGAATGTGTGACTCGAGTGCGTGACTAGAACACCAAATAGACTTGTCGTTGATGTGTGCCATGTCATCATACTTGTATGAATTATACAATCGACTGATACTTGTCTTGAGAATGGGGCCATCGATATCCATCTTGCGAGCTTCGTTGAGTGTGCATGTGATAGAATTATCTTGGTTACAGTATCCATATATGTCCGCATAGGCTTGGAACAGTGCGCATTCCATGTTTTCATGGATCATGTGTAGAAACTGCGCGGAACCGGGTTTTTCACCTGCGTAAACAATCTCGTCAGAAAACATCCTGAAAAAGAGTTCTTGTGCGTCAGAAAGTTCCTTTTTGCCAGAAACGATTGCCATCTTGTTAGACATACCCGCATCCATGTAGTGGATACCTTTCTTTTCGCACATCTCGTGATATTTCTCGGCGTACGTGTATTTTTCGTTACTCATGTTTATGATAGTGTCTTCCTTGTCACACCACTCCAAAAGTTGGTGAATTGTTCTTTCGGATTCTTCGTGGTCTCGCATGAACGTAGCGATAGTCCTCGGTCCAGACATGTGAAGAGACAAATCTGCGACAGATGGGTGGGTCTTTACTTTTTTAAAACATGTGAGAGGTGTAGAATTTTTATCATAAACGTGCAGTTCCTTAAACTGTTGCGCCTTTCGGATGACCCAAAGGCTTGGATGACTGATACCGATGACCCCGTAAGACATGTTTACTTGTGTATGTTTTGCATCTCTTTTTTATATCAATTCCAACCAAACATCGACATGTCTGTGTAATCACACCATGGATACACTTCTTCATACCCCATAAAGTTTTGGACCAAGATTCCGGCTTCCCTACACTCTCTGCATATTTCCAGGTTATCATCGATGATGAGGTCGATCGCCAAGCTTCGACAGATATCAACCTTTTTGATTTCGTGTTCCGTAAAACTGTTTGTGATCACCAGATCATCAAACATTCCCGGAAAGTGTTTGAGTAACCACTCCTCAGTTTTAACTCGCGCACACCCCTGTCTACCCGTGACCGCATACATTTTTTCGGATCTGCCTCTTAATTTAACTATACCAATTTGTGAATTATAAATGGGTTGTAAATTTAAAAATTCAGATGAATCATAAAACTCTCTCACCATCCGTTGCGATTCGTCTTCTGTTATGTTAAACATCTCTCGGTACAAATACTTGTATTTTGTGTTTGAAGGGGGCATTTGGTGTCCTCTCCATTTCGCCATAGGCTTGACGAATGGAACGAGGACTTCATCGATATCAATGGCAACTCTTTGCATTTATTATTATATCATTCGTAATCTCTAAATGCTATTCCTACAGGGAATCTAGGAACACCTATATCAGTGAGATTTTGGTACTTGACAGTCAACATCTTACCGATGTACTTATGACTATTCTTAAACATCTCACGACGTTTCTCTTGCGTACCTTCGGGTCTCACGGTAAATTCTTGACCATCTTTGGTCACACATTGCCAAGTGGGTGTTCCCACATCCTTACCGACACATTCTCGCATACCCACGACTTTGTATTCGTCTGTCATGAAATCCTTGAGTTTCAATAGGTAGTTACTCCTCTTACCAATTTCATACACACTCGAACTCTCGCGGATCATGGTGCCTTCATATCCAGCATCCATGTACTGTTTATGAACAGTTGGAAGATCACTCTTTGTCTTGACCAACTGCGTCTCTACAGTGACTCGTTCGATTCTTTGGTCGAACGTGAGGTCAGGTCGGTTTGTGTCAAAGTAATCAAACACGTGGAATTCAAGTGCCTTTGGATTGGTTTTAAAGAGACTCGTGATCTCCTCGAAAGTTTTGTTTGGATCATAACACTCCCCATCCAAATATTCACCTTCTTTGAGCCCTTCACCAAGATGCTCGGTACTGGGTACAATCTTACCAGTTCTGGAGATACCACCTTTGTTAGACACAAGGAGACGAACACCATCAATCTTTGGCTGAACATAGAAGGGTTCACTGATGTACTTGTGCCGGTCTTCCCACTTGTTGGCCAACATGGGTAGAATGGGTACCTCCTTTTGGTTTTCCCACATGGTTTTCGCACGTTTGAGAGCGCTATCATATCCAAGCTTGACATGAATCGTAGAAACAAGTTCTTTACCTCCAACCAATCCACTCTTTTTGATTATGTTGGCGGTTCCATCCGACATTTTTTGAACGCTTATGTCGACGTAGCGCGTTCTGCCGTTTTTATCGGTTTTAAAAATTGTTTCCATTATAGTAAGGGTAGATATGATTCCGGTCGTAAATTACGAGCGAATGGAGCGACTTAAGCCTCCCCCAGTCACAAAAGTTCCACTAAATGCTAACACTGCGTGTATTGTGATAATAATTTTAGTGATTATTGGTTTGTATAAAAGAAGCATAGACGTTAGTCAATCCCGTGGACGACGTTATACTTGATACACTCTTCGACGTTCAAGTAGATGTCTTTCTTCATGAGCTTCTTGAATTCCTTTTCTGGAATTTCAGTCTTTTCACCATAGACCTTCGTGATCATGTCCATGAACTTGGAGCACGAATCCATCTCGTTCTTGAGGTCTTCAAACTTGCCCCAGAAACCATTGGTAGACAACTGGTGAATGAGGATGTGTGCGTTCTTACCCATTCGGCGTTCGTGACCACCCAACAACATGAAAGTGGCGGCACTGCAGCACGCACCTTGAGCGATGGTCGTGACCTTCACACGAGACTTTTCGATGATGTTCATAGCACTCAACCCCGCAAACATTTCACCCCCGTCACTGCAAATGTGGATTCGAATTTCAGGCTTATATCCCGGGCATTCGATGGTCTGTCTAAGCAACTTCACCTCGAGTTTCTTGAATTCTTCGGTAAATTCAAGAATATCGTCAGCCGTCACGTCAGAGAAGAAGAACATTTCGTTTCCGATGATTCGAGTGGTCTTGAAATCATCTTCGCCAGTGGTAGCAATTGGTAAAATAGATGGAGTTGGCATTTGTTATCTAGAGTGTGTGTCTTTTAAACTGTTTCATGTGCTTTGATATTCTTCTTGATTTGAGACACCTCCCTAGGTTTTAATTTATTACACAGAGCCAGGTGATTAATCACATCGAAATCTTGAGCCGTGAGTCCATATGATGTGTATGTATCGATGTCACCATTCTTTGCATATTCGCGGAGTAAAGCGAGTTCTTGGTGCTGCGCTACCCGTGTTCTCAGGTGTATGTTTCTGTATTTTTGGTGTCTCATTTTATAGTTTCCGTATTTAGTCCAGAAACTACCCGGTCTGAGGGTCTTTTCATTTAAAACACCATTCAAGTAATATTTTGGTACGTTTACAGCGGAGTGTATGAAATATATCATGGAATCCCACATTCCATGATAAATGGATGTGTCATGTAAGTCGGCATCGGATAGTGAGTGTGATATTCGAGCAAAATCACACTTAGATGCATCTACGAAATTCTCGTGTATCATACCCCATACATGCCCGTGTTCGGACATAGCATCCATAGATGATACGTTATCATTTGTACACAACACAGACACAGCAAACTCCTTTGGAGACACGAAAAAGTCTTTATCATCCGAAAAATTTATATAGTCATAAAAGTTGTGTAGATTTCCTTTACACTTATCGGCCGCTAGTTTTGCGTTTTTATTTTTTGGTTCCAGAGTGGATATAATATCTGGTGTTCGTTTAGGTATGAGTATGGTTTCAAAGTTAGGCAAGAGAAACATGTTTGTAGTGGAAATCACAAATGAACCTTTGCTCAATGTACCACCTTCAGACACGTGTTCTAGCAGTTGTCTTTGTGCTATGACATCATGTCTGTATCCATCTATGAATATGTGCATGTTAGATCCCTTGAGTTCATTCCTGAATTTAAAGTTATCTTCTAGTTCTATACTATTTGATTCATCTAAAACTGCGTTTAATACATAAGATTTACCAACTCCATGACCTCCACATATTATAACATTTTTACCATTTTTTATGTATGATTTGAATAGATCTATCTCATTGCGGTGGAGCGTATTATCTATTTTCTTTTTTTGTGTGGTTATTTTAACAAATGCGTCCATGTCAAAAGATAGTGATGATCTCGCTAATCAAGCTATAGATATTATTTTTGAGAACGATGCGCTTCAGACCAGAATAATCGAACCAATAAAAAGAAGATTCCTTCCTTACTTATTATGTATTGGTTTCTTTAATCTAACTTTATTCATATTAGTCGCTTACATAGCTGCTCGTCTAAACAGCAGATTCATCTGATTCTTCAACCTCTTCCTTGGGTTCTTTCTTCGTGACGGACTCAACAAACGCGGTCGCACGTTTTCGAATACCCTGTTTTTTCAAAGGATCAAACATTTTTCGCTGACCGGGCATCACGCGTCCACGTAATTCATCGAGTTCGTCTTTGAGTTCATTTTGTGACATGAGTTGTGTTGGGTCTTTGAGTAGACTCATGATGGAATACTCCTTGATAGCCTTGAATGGCATGATTGGGTGAATATGTAAAATTTCTGGTTTTCTAAATATGTTATCATCTGGGAACTCCTTATCGAACGCAGTCAAGATCTTTTGTGGGATCGGTGGGCTTTGTTCGATGAGTCGATCCATCTCTTGTTGACAATCGTGGACCATCTGTGCACCGTCGGATGACCTGTCCACGAGTGGAAGGTTAAGTTCAAGTCTGATTCTTCGTGACAATTTACCATACAATTGAGACGCAGATCTGTGACTCTCCATCAACTCGTTAATCTTGAGGAACTGCATGATCGTCGCGATGATACCCGCGATAAGATTGAGACCACCGATGATGGCGGGAACCGCGGAGCGAATACTTTTAGGGAATTGTTCTTGTGCAAAGTTTGCCGTACCGGTGATGGTCGAGAGTACAATCACGGGAAGTGTAAAGCGCATGCTCAGTGCTTGAAACATCAAGAATGCTTGATAGTTCATGTAACGATAACACGCAGCGGCCTCACCCCAATCTTGAAGCACCTTTTCTTGTTGGGTGTGCCACCTCTTTGGGGCATCTGGCTTTTCTATATCTTTTGGGAAACCTACGATCATATTGTTCTCATTATTTTCTTGACTCATATTAATAGTAATGAACATTATATTCTACATCCACCTCGTATTGTTCATCACGATGCTCGTGATTCCCTTCCTGAAAAACACGCAGTTGCTAGAGATGTATAGTCTTCTCGTGCCATTCATATTTTACCATTGGTCCGTGAATGACGACACTTGTGCTTTGACACAGATGGAGATGTACGTGACGGGTAACATTAAAGAAGAGACCTTCTTCGGTCGAATCATGGGACCCATATACAAGATGGAAGACACCGACGCAAACAACCTTCTCAAGACCGTCATGTTTGGTTTGTGGATGCTCGTGCAATACAGGTTAGGGAGGATAAATTTAAAATAATTTTAGAACGAATGATATAACGTTGTTGAAAAAATGTTGATCAAGTCATCAAATTGAATAAAAATTAGATATGTATATTTAAAAATGGACTACAAAGAACCAAATAAACGTGTGACTAAAAATGACAAGAAACACCGTAAACAGGTATACTCCCAGAAGCATGTTAGGATGGCATTAAAATCTATGTATAATAATAATGAAGGCAAAAAACAAACAACAATTGCTCGTGATAGTAGCCTTAACTCTTCTCGCGGTCGTGATATATCTCATTCGTAATCCAGTCGTGAAACAGGTTCGTGTTCGTGAGCGTGTCGGGGTCAGAGTTCCAGTGCAGATTCCCGTCGAGCGTGAATTCAGAGCGCCCCCGATCAAAGAATACAAACCCGCACACGTCCAACAGATGGGTGTTTTGGTGGGAGACAATAACGAGACACTCCCCCTCTATGGTAAGGAAGTGCGAGGTAGACGTGATAGCTACCACTATTACACGGTGACACCTGGTGAACAAATGTACTCTCTTCCAGTGTCTATCGGTGAAAGAGACTGCATGGATGACATTGGATGTCAAGAAATTTACGGAAACGAAACCGTCAACGTGATGGGTCAAACTGGTGGTTACACCGCTAAAGTTTACCGAACCGATCACTTCTTTTGATCGGATGGACTCAACATTTTTTGAGCTCGGTGAATGCTATCGACAGTCACGGCTATGGTAGACACCACACTCAGTATACCACACGCGTATCCCGTTAATTTCAAGGGTGCGATTGGTACCCATTTGAGTTTCCCGTATCCCATATTCATTATGAATATACAACATATACACGAACTGAGAGCAGTCATGCTGTAGTCTTTAGACTTACTGAACGGCACGGTTGGGTCAAAGAAGTCGGTACCACCGATGCTTGGTACTGGAACACCCATCGCCTTTAGTAGCGCCTTTAAAGGTGAAAATATGATACTAGCCATTTACTATTTACGTATATTTTATTTTCTTTGATTCGTAAGATTCACCCTTCAACATGTTAAAACCGCATGACGCAAGTGTGAGTACCTGCGAACTCATGCATGAGCATACACAACACATTATGAGAAGAAGGTTGAATGGCGTCTTAAATGGAGGAAGTTGCTTTGCCAGGTTAGCGGTCGCCTTTATTGGTGTGTATGCCAAGAAATAACAACACAAGAGTGTGCATATGTTTGATGCTAAGCTGAGTGTGCTACACTGTGAACTAGTCATCTTTTAATTTACACATATTTTATATTGAGTTCAAACTCAGTCTTCATGAACTTAATCGCGTCATACATGTTTGGGTGACTCCATAAGAGCCACCTGGACCAAAACCCTGCGGTCTTCAAACCCGAGATTCCCCAATCCTCGAGTTTGCTCCGTCTCAATCGTAACATTCGCTCGTGTACTCGGTCTGGGTCACTAAATTTACGCGTGTCGCCCCCACCGTGTCGCAAAACATAGAGTCTCATTCTCATGGGATTTTTGTGTATGGTGTAGTCCGTGTATCCCTTACCACCAAAGTCTACATGATCACCGTTAGGAAACGTGACACGGTATTTCTTATCACGGATCGGACTTTTTTTGAGAGTAACTCTCATTATTAT